ATTGACGAACTACTTTTCACAGCAGATACCACACTGATGGGTGTATTATACCCATCAGGAAGTGGATTAAAATTGAATGTGACCAATGTAAGTCTTGAATTTTTCCAAGAGATTTTCTCTAATTATACATCTAATGTTAAAACTATTAATTTTCTAATGACTGATTTATCCGTATTAGAGGCATCCTTAGTAGATGAAGCGGCTTATAGAATTGCATTATATAATTACACTTGGGATTTATTTTATTTCAATGGTCAATTAATGTATTTAATGAGAAATACAGCATATACAGTTAGTGATTTAAATTTAGTACCGCTTCCAGTGACACGAAGTATAAATAATTTGATACCTACGTGGAATAATGGAAATATTACATGGGAATCATATCAACCATATAATCCAGAAACGATGCCTACATTAAGTCAATATGGCGCTGTGAAAATTAATGGTAATACCGATGGAAGTAAACCTAGTTGGACATCACAAGGTAATATTGGAAAAACTATAACATACACAACACCATTAACATTAAGTCCGACTGTTCAGAACTGGCCTTTTGGTCATGATGGACAAGATTATTTATATGATAAAATAACAAACCGTTTTTTAGAAAATCCTGTAGGTGGGCAAAGCCATACATGGCGTGTAGAGTTAACATTTAGCAACCCAACCTCACAAAACGTATCACTTTCAGCAAAATTAATTAATCCATTTAGTGGATTTGTTAATCGCGCATCCGCTGTATTACCCTCTGGAGTTGCTGATAAGATTATGTTAAATTTAATTACAATTGCTGATTCGGCAAGTATAGGTTCTGGTTACTTATTAATAGTTGAATGTAATGTGGCTAATATACAACTTACACTGGATAGTGTTACTAGAATTTCTAATTCAATGTGATTTATTATAAACTATATTGATAGATGTAAATGTCTATACTCAAACACCATGGAGATACTAAAATGAGTAATGAATTAAATAAAGAACCATGCCACGAGCATGATGAAGATTGCGGATGCCATGATGATAAAGAATGCATCGTAGTTGGACATAATCACTTCCACATTGAGTTTGATAAAACGGAAGTTGGTTGCGTTGAAATGTATCGTGAATTTCGTCCTATTACCGAACAGCCTCAACCTAATGTGTGGAATGAAGTTGTATTAGATACCGTCCGTTTAAACTGCATTCCAGGAAAAGCAACTACTAATGTAGATGATAATTCAATAACACTAAAATCTGGTGGATGTTATAATATTTATTATGATGCTGGTGAAAAATTTTATCAATCAGTTAATGTAAGAGTTGACTTGCGGTTGACTGATAATGGAGTTCCAATTCCAGGAACTGAAATTACAACGTTTTGCCTTGCAGGTGTTTTGGGAGCATTGCAATTTGGTTCAGATATTTGCTACAAAGTTCCTCGCGGAACAACTTCTAAAATTAAAATGGAATCTAGAACATCGGCAGATACCTTTATTCAAACAGATGCTCGCGCTCGTATAAAAATTACGCGCACTGAAGATGGATTGAAATGCCCATCAGACCGTAGACACTAATTTTAAATAAAATAAAAAGCCACTAAATTATTTAGTGGCTTTTTTGTTTAATTGCTAAACTATTGGTCTACTGTTCGCTGACCCTTATAATCATCTTTCACAATAGGCTCACTACCTATTGCAGAGGCTGCTGTAGATAATGTATATCCTTGTTTTTTAAATGCATCAAGAATAGTCTGAACAGTCATTTGTTGTTTAAGATATACCTCATCGAGAACGGTATCTTGTCCCTTTCCATCATATCGTGGTTGAAAATCATATTCCATTCTATTGAAATTTCTATTTTTTTCACGACCTGGAGAACCGGCAAATGGGTCTGGATTTATCCATGAATCTTGATTATCAGCAAGTTGAGTAAAGTCATGCATTTGATATTGTTTGTATGCACGTTCTTTTTCTTTATCACTTATTTCACCTAATTCACCATTGCGGTGAAAGTTTTTTTGCACGGTCTGAAACCAGTCGTTTGGGTTCCACCAAATGTTAAAGTTATTTTGATTTAAGTTAGCCATAATAAATCCAATGTAAGTATATCATAGTTTATATAACTACTCATTTTAACTCATCAATTTTCTGTGCATATGCTGATAATGCCTTTACAATCGGTTGAGAGATTCTTTCCAATGGAATTGCATATTCTTCTTTACCTTTTGGAAGCCAATATTGCACATCTTGCAACACTTCAATTGCACGCCTAATGGATTTACTAGCCTCTTCAATAGCATATGCTTGATTGGTCTCCATATCTGGTTGTAGTTGTCCGATAGTACTAAGTATATCGCGCATTTGACCAAACTTTTTACTAGCATCAGTAAAACTCGGCTCAGCTTGTGCTTCCATTTGATATTTACTATATGTTTGTTGATATTTTTGATTTGAATCAACACTATTTTTAGGCGCTGATGTATATTGATGCATATTATTTATATCTACAAAAGCCTCACGAATATCTTTTGTTTCCATTTTTGGTTGCATACTTTTTCCAACTCCTAGAGATGGAATGTATGGCAAATCACCATCATCTTCCATAGGGTTGTAAGATTCCATTTGTTGGGCTGCCCCACGAACATCCCGCTGCTCTTCTTCGTAATAAGATTCGGCTGGTTGATATTTAAATCCATTATTCATAATTGTTCTCCATTTTTATCAGACTTTAATATAAAAATATATTAAAATTCGTTAATTCATTATACGTTTGTATCGCCTTGCTTTCCAGAGTTGCAGCAATTTGGTCCAACTCCACCAAGCCCTTGACCGCCTGCTCCATTACATGCATACGCGCCACCATCATAAGTTCCACCTGTTATTTGCCACGGATATACATCTGTAGATGAGTTAATACCTACAATAACATTTCCAATACTGCTAGTTTGAGCCATAATAATACACTCCTTTTTTATGTGTTTATAAAACAAAAAACATTGGAGGATTTCTCCCCCAATGTTTTTGTTTTTGTTCGGTTAATCCGTACTTTTCAGTAGAATTATACTCCTGTATCGCCTTGAAGTCCAGGTACACAGCAGTTAGGACCAACACCACCCATACCTTGTCCACCAGCACCAGCACAGTCATAGCTCGCGCCATCAAATGTACCACCTTTGATTTCCCATGGATATGCATCAGTAGAAGAGTCAATTCCAAGGATAACATTGTTAATGTTTTGGAATGTAACGTAGCGATAAAATTGACCTGCACCAAGCAAGTTCGCAACGATAGCGTAACGTGATTTTACAATCAAACGTGGAGAGCCATCTTCTTGACCAGCAGTTTTTGTAAAGATATAAGGAATGTAAGGCATAAAGATAATACCAGATTCACCTTGGCGAGGTCCTTTATAACCAACTAAGGCATAAGAACTTGTAGCGTAGATGTCACGATAAACTTTAATACCACCACCAATCAACATACCAGCTTCAGCTACGCCACCAGAAGGTTGCATATTCATGTTAGAGCCAAGATATGTAGGAGTGTAGATACCATTATTCAATGTAGAGATAGCAGCAAGGATATCTGGTGAACAGATAGCAAAGTTACCAGAACCCATACGAGAAGTAACAGCGATTTTTTGTGCAACAGCAAGAATTGTATTAACAATACCACCAGCGATAGCTTCAGCAGACCAACGACCCATAAGAACGTTAGTTGGAGATGGAGTCAAGTTAACATTGATTGCAGCTTCGCCACCAAGACCTGGTTGTTGAGAAACCCAAATCATTGCTGATAAGATTTCACGGTCAATTTCTTGTTGGATTTCAAATTGAAGAGCTTCAAGCAACAATGCTTCGACATCCTGTCCGTGAACAGCTGCCAAATCTTGTTGAAGTTCTAAGGTGTATTGTGATTTGATGGCACGAGTACCAACAATTACAGAACCTTTAATAACTTTGATAGAAGCGGTTTTGATTTGATTGTTGTATGGGCTTGCAGCCAATCCAAGACCATTTGGATAGAATGCATTATTCTGTGGAACAGAATTTGGCATTTGCTCAGTGTAGTTAGACAAGAACTCACCTTGAGATGTAGTCCAAGCATTACCATCACCTGGTTGATATCCAGTGTAATCTTTATCAAGGTCAAATCCAATTTCAGCTTTTTGACCATTACGGAACTGATTTGTTTTTAGGTAATCATCATACAAGTAACGCAACGCAAAGTAAATACCTTGTGGAGTTGTTGTAGGGATTACAGCCACTGTATTCATAGCAAGCAATTCTGGGAATTGTCTACGAATCAATGGTAGAGCATATTGTTGATAAACAGCTACGTCAGACGTAACGTTTACGGATTCAGGTAAGAATCCTTTATTCAAGCGAACTTGATTTTCTAAAAGACATGCTAATACGCCTGCCTCAGTTTGGCTTCTAATAGGAGCGCCAATATCCGATTCTAGAACTGGAGCCCATTTCTGAATCAAACTTTTCTTTTGTGTACCTTTCATTGTGTATTACCTCATTAAATTTTTGCGACAACCAATGATGACTCTTTGGAGTCTTCAATGATATGTTTATAATGGCTGCATTATTTTTTTATTTTTTTTTCAATATAATTGCAATAAAACGCCCATATGACCCCTAAAAGAGGTCTATATGAGTGTGTAATATGTCTTTTTTATCTAAAACGATATCCAAGATTATTAAAGTCATTAATCTGAGTTAATGCTGTTTTAGTATCATCTTCAACTTCCATTAATGCACCAGACTGCTCTACTGATTGAGCGAGACTCTCAGTTGTTACATTAGGTCCTCTACGCACACCAGATAATCTTTGTGGGCGCAATCCTTTTGATAGATTTTCAAATTTAGGAGTTGATGAATTTACACTAGGTGCAATTCTTTTGTCTGTATCCATTTCACTAAGCGCATCACGAACTTGGTCGAGATTAATTTCACCCGCAAATTCTTCGCGATTATTATCCATAAGCAAACTACCGAAATCACCATCTAAAAACGCATCAATTTCATCTTGTACATCTAAAATATCTTTATCAGCAAAATATTCAATTGCAGCATTAACAACTTCAGGCTTCATGCCTTTTAGCCTTGAGAGAACAAAATTCTCTTTTTCAGCGCTGGTTAATTGTTTTTTAATCTCTTGACGTTCTTTATATGCAGTTTCTAAATTTCCATCAGCTACGCTTAATTTTTTTTGAAGCGCCTTTGTCGTTTCTGTAGTTGCTATACCGGCGCTTTCTAATAAATTAACCATGTCAGCAATAATTTTATACATCTTATTATTGACAGCACCACTTACATTATCTCTAACGCTTTCGACAATAGTTTTATTAACTTGGTCATCAAATTTTTTGGTTAAATTCTCTACAAGTGCATTGAATTTATCAGATGTCTTTTTTTCTATTTCAACAATCTTGCTATTTAATGCGCTATTAATGGATTCTTCCAATGTAGATAATTCATTTTTACTTAGCTTATTGCGAATATCAAGAGTAATTAAGTTATTCAATTCTAATGCCATTTTTATATCCTTACATCATTTGTTGACCATTGGTCAATCCTTTAAAATAACTTTCCAATGCAGCTCTATTAAACTGTTTTTGACCAACTCTAATTTTTGTACTACGCTCACAGTTGAATAGAAATTCGCGATTTGCTAATTCAACAGACTCTGTTAACATTTGTATTTTACTACCTTTAATTGATTCATACATTGATGATATCAATGCCTTATCATCAAAACTTGGATTACCGACCACATCAATAGTTATTAAACGATAGTCATCCGTTATTTCAAAAAATCCCTTCCCAGTATCTTTTACAGAGCCAGCTCCGCGCAATGAATACCCAGGAACATAACCAGCTTCAATCAATGCTTTTAAAGCTTGACCAGCCGGATGATTATCAACAACAGCCATCTTACAATAAAGATTAGCTCCTTTGAACTCTAACTCTTCAATGACTGCGCAAGCTTTCATTAAATTGATTTCGAAAACGCTGTAATCTTTTCCATCACCATCAGAACTTAATCTAGGGTGATTTAATTCAGCAACTCCTCTGCCTTTTTTAATGAACTTATCATTAAATCTTTTTACTTCTGACTCAAGAATTCTTTTAGGATATGAGCGTCCGTTAATGCCAGCTATATCACTGACTATAGCGGTCCCATACACTTTTAATTTTTTTACAGGTTTACCAGAAAGGTCAACTTGAGTTTCATAGACAGGTTTAACCATACTATAGTCATGTTCTGGTTCTTGTAGCAACATCTTATTAGACATCATATTCCCCTTTAAAGCTTTCAGTAAGAATCTTCATTATCTGGTCTTCCTTTTGGGAAATGACACCCTCTGACAACTCTTTCATAATGCTGTCTATTTTTTGAGTATCATCCGCAAGGATTCCACTAATAAGGGCTTTAATTTTCTTACGTGTATTTTCCATATTCAAAGTTTATATTATAATTCATTTTGAATTACTTAATTAAAAACCACTTCCCATGTCGCCACCTTCTGCCGCACCCATGCCACTCATGCCGGTATCCATACCACCACCCATCTTCTCTTCTTCAGCCTGCTTAGCTTCATCCTGCATCCAGAATTGATTCTGTACAATTTCAGCATCATTAAGACGAAGACCTTTGATGAGTGCGTATCGCTTAGATAGAATCCCACCAACATTCTCTTCAGTCTTAACATAACGCATAATTTTCTCAAATGTGTCAAGATTAGTGTTAAGTATTTCTGCATCAATGTAATTTTGAAATGCATTGTTTTTGTTGAATGTTATAGCAAAATTTTCTTCCAATTTAACATCATCATTAATGTCATTTCTGGTATTAAGAATCATTACAAACAATCGAGTCATAATAGTGTCTAATGGTATTTGATAACGCTGAACCATGCGAGCAAACGCAACTTCTGCTTGAGTAACTTCACCAATTTTCCCATTTGAATAAGATTCGCCATCACCCGCAAGAGCTGTGACACGACCCGGAGGAACTTTCATAGCATTAACTAAATTTCGTTTGAAATATTTAAGGTCTTCAATATTTCCGATATTATCACCACCAGGCAAGCGAGTAATTTCAGAACCTTGAGTCTGATTGCTTGTAGAGATGAAAAAATGCTCACCAAGGCCAATTACACGCCCGTAGTTCGTTACATCACCAGTTGAAGTATTGTAGTCAACGCGCCTTGAAAGAGTTTTCGCTTGGTCTTTCATATGCTTTTCAGCTTTTGGTTTTGGCATCATACCGGTATCAATTTTGAATACTAATTTTTCAGAACCCCACTGAATACGATACATAGTAATCGAATCTTCAATAGCATTCAATTGATTAAATGGTTTAATGGCTGGTTCTAAAGGTGAGCGCGGGTCATTAATCCCACCAGGACCAAACATATTCAAGTCGGCATATAAAATTTGATTTGGAGAATAGTCAATATAGTTTTTACCACCAGTATTACTTGCAGAGCTATAATTACCCTCCAACATCTGTCTATATCCAATCACTAGACCATCTTGTACAATAATTACCATATTTTGCGATGGCAATAAATTCAAGCCAATTATTTCATTTGACTCATCATTAAATACAACTTCCAAAAATACACGACCCTCAGTCAATGTAGTGCGCATTAAATTCCAACCCTCTTTACGAAAGTGCATAATACGATTCATTAATTCGCGTCTAAAAATTTTGTGCATTTTAGCTCTTACTGATTCACCTATTTCGGCATCAGGGTCTATATAAAGACTAGCAATATCACCCAAATCATTTGGTGCTACACCTTCATCACAAATTTGGTCTAATGATTCTGATACCTCAGCACGACCAGCAACGCGATAGTATTTTAAAATACGCTCACGATTTTTCTTCCAATACAATTGAACTTGATTTTCAGCAGTGGCCTCATAAGCTTTTTGCGGGTCGAGATTAGCAACATTAACACCAAGTGTAGGTGAAAATGAGCTATATCCATCTGGCGATAATCCATTCGGATAAGATAGCTGACGCTTGCCTTGACCAACTACATTTTTGGCAAAATCAATTTCATTATCAGTATGGTCTCGCATAAACACACGGTCAAAAACTGCACCACGACTATTTGCTAACCCGTAATCTCTCGCTCTAGTTAAAATTCTAGTAGCCAATGTTTCTGGCTTCTGTTTCTTTTCGATAAGCATTTGTTAATTTCCGGTATATTTTATCTAAGTTTATACCCTTTAAGATATTCTATATCAATTAATGAAATGAAAAAAGGTTGATGCGAACATCAACCTTTTTATTTTAATGTAAAACCCTTTATTATCTATCACTCATCATGCTAGTAATAGCCTGCATGATTTGTCTTTGTTCACTTGGGGTCATATTTCTAATCTGAGTCAGCATTCCTTTAGTAAGTCCAGATTTTCTACCACTTTGCATTGCAATTGCTTCTTCACCACCTGGCAATGTTTGACCACCAGCTCTGGATTCTTTTTCAGCTCTTCCTGTAGTTCCTGGTGGCAATGCTCTAGCTTGTGCAGCAGGTAATGCCGCTGGCTCTGCTTTTCTTTGAGCAATTGCTGGTGGTACATACTCTTGAACTTCTTCAAAATCTTCGAAATCGCGAGCGCCATTTCTTTTTTGTTGATTAGCTTTCATGTCCGCTACATTTAAAACTTCACCCTCAAGTGGTTGAGATGCTTTTTCTGGAAGATTATCTTTCACCCATCGTTCGCCCGTTGCTTTACTAGAGCCTACAGTCTCTCTACCACCACCTGTAAAACTACGACCAGCTCCTGCGGTAGCGCCTTGATATCTTGTTCTAGGTCTATCATACTCATATTGTTCTTTACGATAACCCTTTCCAGCCATCTCATCACCATATGCATCACGCTCTTGTTGAAGTACACTTCCAGCACCAGTTGGAGTTTGTTTTAAAGCGTCATCAAACGGGTCCTTGGTAGCTTCTTTATATCTATCTTTAGCGCCTTGATAAAATTGTTGAGCGCCTTTTTTAATATTACTTAAATTAACATTTTTATTAGCACCTCTATTCAATACTTCACGAGCAGAGCCAACACCAGCTTTAATAGCATCCCAAGGTCCTTCTACAAGAGTATTTCCCTGAACGCTTTCATGAATCCATTGATAACCACCATGTTCAACTATTACGCGATAACCATTTTCAGTCAATACATCCAATGCATGAACTAAATTTGATACAGTACCAACATAATCCAATGCCGTACCAACGCACTGTAATTCATTAACTGATTCAGTTATAACTTTTGCTCTTTTATCAAGAGCGACCAACGTATACTTCGCCATATCCGTTCTCCCTATGAAAACTTTATTATAGTTTATAATTATTTGTTTTTAAATTTCTCATATCAACGATGACACCCTCATAACAAATACCAAAATTATTATTTCTAGATTTTTTATAAAATTCGCGCAGCTTATCGCTATATATATTTCGACTCATCACCCTATCATTGCTTTCAGTACAATTAACGAATGTATAAAAGTCTAAAAATCCCACATTAAAAATGGGAACCCCGTTATATTTGAAGTCTCCATTATCTTGTATCATATAGCTGACATACGCTCCCAATTTTTAGATTGATTTTCAACTCTATTTTTATCTTTATTTAATAAACCATGATTAATCATGTGTTTTGCATTGGTTGCCATAAGGCGCAATCCCTCTTTTGATATACCACCCGTATCCACCAATCCATGCTCTGTGGCATATGTATCAATATCACTAAAAGATTTTAAGGGTCTTATTGAAAAAGTTATTTCAGTAGATGGACATATATTATGAATAAAATCAGTTTCAGTTGGCTTTCTATCATGCCTCAATGCATAAATTAAATAAGACATCAATGTAAATGCTTTTGATGATTTATCAGAAAATAAACTATCATCCTCTTCACTTTCATCTTCTATAAAATCATCGCCACTTCTGTAATGATATTCGGGTAGAAAACTACGGTCTTCTACAGAAGAAACTATTTTCTTAATTCCTTGATGAATTTTATTGGTGTCAACATCATGTTCAGAGTTTAAAATACGCGCAGAGTCAATATCTTTTAAATGCAAAAATGATTTTAATATATTGTCTATTTTTCCTTGCCCAATTGTATTTTTCAATACCAAAACAAGTCTATCAAGGTCAGTAAGAACCCATTCTTCATTGGGTTTTACATCTCTCAACAAATTACCTACACCGTCAACAACATCGGACTTTCCGGCATCGCTTTCCTTTATATCATCCAATAATCTTTTAGCAAGATAATTGAATACCTTTTTATCAAATTCGGATTTATGCTTCTCGTATGGTTTGTGTTCCATTTTATACCCTTTAGTTATTTTAGTTTATATTACCGAGCAGCGCTTTTAACGCGATTCATATCTGCTATAAAAACAGCCTGTCTACCATCACCTATATAATTACTACTTGTAATGCCATTAAAAACAACATCTGGTAATAAATTATTTGGAGCTCCACCACCACCATCTATATTGCTAAATTCTAGATGATTATTAGCTTCATTTTTTGGAGTAGCCTCAGTATATACGCTCAAATTATATGGATTCGATTGGTCTTTTACAATTTCTTTTAATCGACTTTTAAATTGAGGCATAGCTGATACCGGCTTACTACTTGTATTTGATACATCAATCACTTGTCTTATATGATATTGACTCTGACTTTCAGCCGCATGTTTCGATACAGCATAAGCACCCTCAACTTTAATTTGATTCAACATTATATCGATAAGGGCTATCTTATCAACTTTAGATACTTTTTCATTAACTTTATAAGCCTTTGTTAATCCCGCACTAATAACCTGTCCAGTAGTAACGCCAAATAATAATAGTTCATTTTTAGTTTTAGCATATCTATAAGAATCTACCACCCTTTGCGCTGGAGCCGCATATTGTAATTGAGTTCCACTTTCCTCAAGATTGAATAAATCTTCTGCCAACTCATTTGCACTTTGAACAGTATTTGAAATACTCACTTCGGTAACTCCAGATAACTTTGCAATTTGCTTTAATTTATCGATTGTACCTGGCAATACCCATCCATTAGAATCAGTTTTTTGAACTTGAGATTGATAAGTAACAGTAACTTGACTTGTATTTGGATTTAATTTCCCTGTAGTTCCAGCTGATGCAGTATTATTATATCTATAAATAGGGTCTACAATTGCATTATCATAATTATCACGACCCATCTCTATTGGAATTTCAACTGCGAATAAATCTCCATATGTTAATGCATCAGTACTCAATTTAGAAATATTCTTTAATATTAGTGCAGCCTCTGCCATGCGCTGCTTTCTAAAAGAAGCTTCTAATCTAGGGTCGCTTGTAGTTGCTAATGAAATAGTATATGCTGCCCATCTAAAATAACGATTAGCAATTTCTTGATTTTTTGGCACTCCATTTACAGCAATTATAGTAGCGCCTGCTGGAGCATAACTTAACTTATTATTTTCATCTATATATGGTGCATTTGCACTGGTGTTAATCTTGATAACATAACCTAGACCTGTAATTTTTACTGGATTTGGATATCCAATCAAATAATATAATCCCATCTGTACAAAATAACTTATATATGCGGCTACGTTGTTTTCTCCGGGAGTTAGTGTAAAACTTTTTGTTGACCAAACATAACTAGATATAGCGGTCCTTATATTTCCAGGCAAATTATTGTTTGTTAAACAACCCCAATGAGCATATAAAGTGGTTCCTGAATCAGTCAATACATTCCAGAATCTATACATATACCATTGAAAAAATGAAGCTCTCATCTGGTCATTAGTTAATGAAATTGAATCTTTTTTGGCATTTAATGTAGCGTCTAGTGTACCCACTTCTTTATTTGCTATTGAAACTAATGTATCATATGTATCAGAACTCACTCCATATACAGGAGTGCCAATAGCATTTAAATTACTATCAACACCAGCTACACCAAATATTTGTTTAAGAACTACTTGATAATTAGATGACCCATCATATAAAATTATTTGCGTACCAATTGCATAATTTTTACCAAATTCATATACCTTGCTATTTTTAGTAGGTTCATATTCATATATGAAATTTATATCTGGCTTAACAAATCCCTTAGTTAATAAGTTACCAATAGGACTTATAACAGGCAATGTACCAGAAAATGTAGGTGGAACAAACGATGGGTCAGCCATAGTACCACCCATACTCGTTACTGTGGCCTGTTCAGTAAACTTTCTTGCACTATCAATGCTCGCTAAATACTGACCAATTATAGGCACTGCCGCGACTGCGGCAAACCCAGCTCCAATTGTATTTATCTGAGCTGCATTTGCTGTTGAACGTATATCAAGTGAATCAGCAATACTTTGAGCGGTTTTAGTTAACACACCAAATTGAGCATCACCCAACACAAACTGAAACATCTCAGCAATCGCATTAGACATTTGGGAGAATCTACGTTGATTTACAGCCGGAACTTGAGCTCTCTGCTCTACCGTTAATCCATTATTTAAATCTGCTACATCATAAAAACCATTCTGAGTAAAAATGGAATAAAAAACACCCCCAACGCCTTTATCACCAGATGCTTTAGATACAACTGCTTTTACAGCTGCATTATATTTACCTGTATGATGGGTTACTTTTGGTACTGAAGGGGCTTTTTTTGGCTTAGGAGCTGGTTTTGGCTTAGGAGCTGCTTTAGGTTTATTTTCCGACTTTTTTGCTTCCTTTACTTCAGGTGTTACTGTGTTTACTGAACCACCGTTTGCATTCAATGAATATGGGTATTGAATAGCCCTAGCATTAGCACGACCAGCCAA